AATGGCTTAGGTCTATCCGATAAAGATACATTTGGTAATTTTTTTGAATCTCTTAAATTTGTCTTTAATCCATTATCCGCAATATTTTTTGTTGGATAATTTATTTTATTTATGGGTTTAGTAATTGTAGATGTAAGTGTAGGCAATATAGAAGTACCACCACCTAAATTGATAGTACCACCAGTGTTGTTTCCACCAGCTCCACCCATTCCAAAAGGTAATTTTTCTACTGCCATCTTATCTTATTGCTTCGTTTATATTAGGTCTTTGAATAAAATCTTCTCTATTCGTAAACAGATTCATTGAATCAAAATAATCACCATCCAAAGAAAGACTACCACCACTTAAACCAGAACCACGTAGTATTCGAGGTTTATACAGATTAGCATTATCACTAAGTGTAACTTCAGGAAGTTTTACTTCTTCTTTTACCTCATACTTTGGGGTTACCTTTTTAGCTTCAACAGTATCAGCAGGAGTTGGTGGTCTAACTTCATTCTCATAATCATCTAATGAAAATGGAAATATTTGAATATTATATTTTCCAATATTTTTAAAAACCGAATGTGGAATTGTTATACCACATAGTGTTCCTTTATCTAAATCATCAAATTCCAAAACATCATCACCAACAATTACAGTTATTGTTTTAACATCTTCATTTTTTCTAAACATCAATGGAACTCCAACTTTAGAATTTATATTGTATTCTCTAGCATCAGTTTTTAACAATTCAATTTGAGGATTTAAACCAGCACTACCTTGGAATATTTCTTCTGTTTTAATTTCTATCGAATAATTCTTTGTAAGAGTAATATCCAATTCTAATGTTTCACCTGATTCAGCAACTAAGTTTTGAACTTTTGAATTATCATTTAAATTAATTGAAGTTATTCTATACAATGAAGTATCTGATGAACGAATTGTATATTTAGTTCCATCAACATCTTGATATTCGGTATTTCCAGCATTTGGAAAGAACTCAGCACTTTTATTTCCATTTTTAAGAATACTAACAGGAGACCCCTTACCAGTTATGTTAAACGATACAGTGTATTTAGTTGGTTCTTCTGGTGTATCGGTATCACTTTGTAATTTTCTTAAAGTAAAAGTTAAATCATTATCTGATGTGTTTCTTATAGATTTAGGAGTACCAACTATTTTTCCATTTCTATATAAAGTTAGTACAACATCCTTAGTATTCAAACCTAATGGTTGTTCGATTCTTGGATTGATAATGATAGGAGCCCCATCATCAACCATCTCAATCATATAATATTCTTTAAGGTTCGTATATCCGTTTGCCTTTACTTCAATCTTATATGATTGGTTTGCCAAAGATTCTCTTGTTATTCTAATTTGTTTGCTTGAACCAACAGCCGAATCGGTTCCATTTACTATTGTTTGGAAATTTTTTACATTAGTGGTTGTACTGATGTTAAAAATAAAAAGATTAGATGTTGTATTATTTGGTGGTGTTAGATTTATAGAATCATTATTTAAATAAGTTAAATATGAAGATGTGGATGAACCACCACCAGTTCCTTCACCAGTACCACTACCACCTCCACCAGGTAAAATATTACTATCATCCTGTGTTAAGGTTGTTTGGTCAAAATTTATTTGTTCTATTCTAACTGGCATCTCTTTTTATTTTTTAACTATCTCTACCACTTCTATTTGGCCCACCGCCACCTTGAACTACCTCACCAAGTCTAAAGTTGGGTTTAATTTTACTACCTAAAAGAGTGTTTTCCTTTTTCCGTTCCATCAAACGTCTTAATGGATTTGATTTCTTTGTACTTTTAAGTATGTTGGGTTCACTAAATTTAGGAATTGGAAGTTCGGTTGGAACTTCTTTTTTAATTTCTTTCTCTAATCCAAAATCTTTTTTAGCTTTTTCAATATCGGGCTTTTTCTTAGTAACATTTACCACTGGTCTTTTAGATTCTATAAGTACATCACTTGCTCTTCTTTGTAGAACCTGCCCAACCTTATCGTAACTTTCATCGAATATTGTATCAACTTCAGTTCTTGCTTGTATTGTTCTTGCAGGCAAATATGCATCCACAATTTCAACTATAATTCTTTGAGCAACTTTATATACATCTTCTTTCGAAAATTTCAAAGATGGGTTTGTTGGTCTTTTCTTACCATAGTTTTGTTGGGTTGGTTGTGAATATCTATTACTAAATTCGAATTTCATAGCTTCTGCAAATTTGTTGTAAACTCCAGTCATCAATCTATCAAATCCAGCAATACCAAATTCTGCAACCATTTTATTATACCATTTATCACCATAAATCTTTTTAATAAATGTATCTACTTCGGATGGATTTACAGTTGAAATAAAATTAGAAATATATGGAGTTACATCATCTCTAAAATCTTGCCCAGAAACCATTACATCAAAACGAGTAAGTAAATCGGTTTTCTTAGATACTTCATTAATTATTGGTAATAATTTTACTTCAGTTCTTGATGGTGATATTTCTTTTATCCACATCTTTTCATTTGGAGAATCAAATCCAACTCTTTTGTTTAGGAGTGTAATCTGAGTTTTAAAAATACCATTATTATATCCAGCCTCATTTAATAATCTCTCAGCATCAATAAAATATTCATTTGGAAATTGGAATGCTTGAAATTCGGTTCCATCCGCAATTAAGAAATAATCTTTAATGTTCTCTGAACTAAGAGGAATGTATCTAACCAACTTACCATCTTCACCTTGAGGTAATTGATTATCATTGATATCATAAACGATAAACTCAATCATATCCGAATCCGAAAATCCGAAGAATGATTGTAGAGTACCCTGTTCGAAGATTTGTCTATCCTTCGAAGAGATTCGATACCCTTTGTTTTCGATTATTTCTTTAAATGTTTTAATTGCCATATTACTTTCTTACTTTTCTAAGTTTGGTATTTAATATTACACTTTCACCTGTTGAAAGTTTAACAGTTAATGTACCATCATATTCTTGAGCCTTACCAAGCCACGTAGGACTTCTACCATTAATATTATCTTTGTTTGGAGATAATTCAAATGATTTAGTTTCACCAGCAGAAACAGTAAATGGAGTTCCACCAGTTGGAGATAAGCTATACCAACTACTATCACCACCTTTTTCTAAGGTAACACTAACGGATTCATCCCCACTATTAACAATTTCAAACTTCTGTCCAGCTTGCCAACCTTGCCATCCACCTTTACTTTTCTTTTTAGCAAATCCATAAATATCACCTTTAGCAGGGTCTTTCTGCATACTATTAACAGCCACAGTTTCGTTCAATGCTTCAGCACCAGCAGCTATTTGTGCACTTTGCCCAAATAGTTGTTCTCTTAATGTTGTATTCTCTTGAAGTAATGCTTCATTTCTAGCGGTTAATGATACTCTCTGAATTGCTTCATTAATTGAGTTTTGAATAGCATTTTGTAAATCAACAGTAGATACTGCTATTTGTTCATTTGCAATTGTAGCTTGATTCTGAGAAATATTTGCTCTTAGGATTTCATTATCAGCTTGTACTTTTAAGCTTTCACTAACGATTTCCAATTCAGATATTTGTGCGTTTAAATCGGATACTTCAGTATTTAATCTTTGAACTTCCAATGTTAAATCATCAATTCTCAATAATGCATCATCGTAAATTGATTTAAGTACCATAGCAGGTCCTTCTGGAAACTCTTGTGGTATTAATTCAAATATTCGAGTATCTATTGATTTTTTTAGCTCATCTACATTGTAATTGGGTCTTACTAATTTACCACTAACAATCCCACCATCAATTTCTTTTTCACTTATGTATCCATAGTTTGGGTCATTCTTTACAGTTTGAGGGTCAACTAAATCAAGTTTTCTTTCAACTTTTGTAGCAGGTGGAAGTGGTTGTATAGGTGCTCCTTTTACTAAAGGTCTTTCTGGTCTAGTATCTTTTTTAGAAATTCGCACACCTTTATCATTCTTAGAAGGAAGTGCGGTTGAACCTTTCCTTTTAAGTTGTTCTAAAAGTCTCTCATCTCTTAAACCAGCGTTTTTTTTCATCTTATGCTATTACACTAAATGTATAATCATCATCAAAGAAGTATGAAATCCCATCAACTACTACTTTGAATTCAATTTTATAAACTCTATCAACTTCCCAATTGGATAAATTTAAATTAAAATAGTTACCACTACTATCACAACTTAGTTTTGTGTAATTTCCAAAAGGAACAATTACATCTCCACTATGATAATCTGAGATTTGATAGTATGAAGTTGTTGGTAAGAATTTACTAATACCATATTGTGCAGTTGTTGAGAATGTTTTAATTGGATACAAATCTCTACCAACTACTCTTAACTTTGGTGTTGTATTTACCTTATATTCTTTTTTGAAATTTTTAATTCCAACTTTAATTTCCTCCGATGTTAGTTCAGTCAACGAACCAGTTGCAAAAGATGAATCATCCCAACCTATTCTAACTTTTGGTTGGTGAATTGTATTTGTTTCTTTACTAAAGAATTTTAAAATACCATAATCATTTGTATCGGTTTCAGATGAGAATGGTAATTTTACAATAATACCATCGTTTACAATTGAACCACTAAGCCAAGACTTAACAATATCCTTAACATCCATATTTACATCTTTACTCAAATATTCAAAATTTTGAGTAGCAGATGTACCATAATAAAATGTACCACCTTTACCTTCATATGAACCAGTGGATACATCACTAAATTCGGCAGTTTGTAACCATCTTAGAGTGGTATCACCTTCTCTATTATTCCAAGTTACACCACCTGTTGTAATATCATCAAAACGAGTACCTTTCCCCATTTCCCAACTTTGTGAAATAGGATATGCCTCCAAAGTAAATGATAATGGAAGTTCTTCAGAATCGGTTTCCTTTAAAATTAATCTAGCTTCATCCAAACGAACATCACCATCAGAAATACTTTGAGATACTCCAGCTAATTCAAATTTAAGAAGAGCTCTGGATACATCTTTGATGTTACCATAATAAACTTTACTTACCTCCAATACTTCATCTAAACCACAATTTTGGTCAGGTTGTTGTAAGTAAACCGATGCATCTTTTGATGCTGTGAGGAAATAGTATGCCATTATCTTGCTCTCCCTTTAATGTCCGCATTTGGAAACTTAACTTCAAAAACCGATGGGTCTAAAGATGGATATAAAATCTTATCTTTAATCGCCTTTTCTATATTATATGAATTTGGTGAATATCTACCACCGCACTTATTTACAATTTCTAATTTTGGAACTGAACTTACACCATCTACATTTGCCACAATTAATTCTAATTCGGAAAGATTGATTGTGTTATTGAAAGTCCAATTATCTATATTAAAGTAATCTTTTAACTCTTGAATACATTCAGCAACTACTTCAGATTTATTATAATTTTGCATTGTAATTATTTCAAAATTAACTCCAATATTAATAATAAACCCATCATTAATATTAACACCATCGGTTAATATTTTATATTCGTTTAAATATGTTTTTATATTTTCCTTTATTGCTCTGTTTAATGTAGAAAGTTTACCATCAGAATCATATCCTAACAAATACAAATTGATTGCAAATGGATTATTCTTTTCATTATCATTTGAAGTCTTACCAATCAAGAATTTTTGAATTTCATCCTGAACAGTCCTTTTATTTGGTTCTTCCGAATCCGGTTTATCAACAAAACTCATTACTAAATCAGTAAATTCTTGCAAAGCTTTTGGTGAACTTAAAATAGATGATGGTGAGTTATTATCCAATGTACCATCTGCGGTAGCGTATGCTTTTGCAACCGAACCAAACTTAGTTGGCATTGATAATGCTCTTACCTGATAATCTTTTGCAGTTACTGCTCTATTCTGAGAACCAAAGTTTGCTAAAGCGTTCTGTCTAATTTCTTCAATCGTATCACCACCTTTACCACCAGTTGCAGGAACTTCGTTATCTACTGCTAATGAATTTTTAGTTGAATTGTAAATTGCTAATTGGGTTGGTGTTAATAATTGAGTATCTTCTTCGTACTGAACTGATTTTATTTTTGTAATAGTTCCTTTAGCTACATTGGATTCCACTCCACCACCTACTAAATATTTTATAGTAAGTGTTGTGTTTGAAGGAGATGTTCCATATGTTTTTGTTTTTAAAAAGTTTGTTGGGTCAAATGATGCTTCTAATTTAGAAATAGAATTTGGTAACCCCAAACCAACATTTTTAACCGATGGAATTAAAGTCTCATCACTAGCCGTTGGGTCTCCAGCACCAAATTGAATTGTAGTTGTGCTATCACCATTTACTTTTTTAGTAAATCGTTTTGGTGTTTTTAATGTGTTTAGAATATATGGAACAGTCGATTTAAACTGATAAAGGTCTGGGTCATTTGATTCGGTATTTGGATAATCCACAAATACCAACTCTTGAGCTAAATATGGAACTTCATACCATTTGTTACCACCGGTGTCTCTAATATCATATATATCTATAATGTTTGTATCATTTAGTGTAATAGTTCTAAATGCCTCATATGCACCAAATTCAAATTCTTGAGTTACAACTTCTGCAGAAATTGCATTTACTTTTTTCTTAACCAAATAAAATGTTATTTCTCCAGTGTTTGTATCTGTCTGATAAACAGTTATTTCTCTATTGGTGGAATCTTTAAAATCTAAAACATCTTGTGTTATAAAAGATACTCCATTACTAGATTCAATCTGCATACCTTCTTTGATTGTAAGTAGGTAAGTTTCATCATAGGTGTTATTTGCACCAGTACCAGTTGCAGGAACTAATTGATAAACAGATAATGTAGTTACTGATGGAGATGTTACCTTTGGTTTGTATCCCAAATATTGTGAAAGTGCTATAACATTTTCAATATCTTCCGCATGAACCATTAATGATTCTTTTAAAGTATCATCAATGTAGTATGAAAGTGAATCACCAACATAGGATGCCATTTCAATGAACATCATACCCGGAGATGATTCGTTAAAATCGGAATAAGTTGTTGGGAAATAAGTTTTAGCAAACTCAATTAGATTTCCTCTAAATTGAGTAAAATCTTTATTAAGGTACTTTATATCCTTACCTCTATTCTTAAAGTTCTTTGTTGTTTTTGTAATTGCCATATCTTATTATCCCTGAACTGTGAATGTTAGAGTTTCTAAATTAATATCATCTCCTATTCTAAATTTAATTGAAACATTCAATCTATTACTATCTCTCAACTCATCAGTTGATTCGATATCAATTTCTTCCGCTGTAACATAAGGTAACCATTGTTCTAAACTCTCATTTATTGTATCTTCTATTTTACCTTCCAAATCATTTACATTTGGTTCAAACAATAATGATTGTAAACCACTTCCAAAATCGGGTTGTAATACTCTTTCACCTCTTTTTGTTAAAAGTAAATTCTTAATATTAGATTTTACCTGTTCGTTTGTTAGATAAGATTGTTCAAATGTATTATTTCCAAAAGTCAATGGTAAAGTTATACCAATAGCATAATCACTATAAGTTGGTGTATCTTTTACTATTTTTGAACTTAATCTAACTGCCATAATTCATTAATCCATACCAGGTCTCCAAGGACCTTTCTTTTTATCTAATGCCTTCATCAAACCACTATAATCTCTATTGAGTGCTTTATCCAATGCAGGATTTCCAGTTTGAACACCTAACCCTTGCTTTGGTGCCATATCACCATAACCCATTTGTTGTGCTATATTTTGTTGCCCTAATGTATGTACTGAGTTTGAATTAAAATTCAATGTATTGGATGATACTTCGGTTGGTGCTCCAGCATAAGATGGAACCCCAGTTGCATTTCTTTGTTGTGAGCTAAATGGTTGTGTATTATTTAGTATCTCATTAATAGTTGGATTAGAGCTAAATTGTCTTTGTGGTTGAACTTGTTGTTCTACCATAGGTTCATTATCCATAAATGTAGGTTGAGATGGGGTTTTTGGTTTCATAGCTTCTCTTAATTGTTTGTTTTCTTTCAACAATTTAGCCATTTCTCTCTTAACTCCTTCCTTAACTAATTTAGGGAGAACTTCTTTTATTTCTTCTTTTACAATAATTTGTATTGCTTTTACTAATTTATCAGTATCCATTGTTAAAATGTTTTCCTTTCTCTATAAATATTTGTTTTGGGTTTTTTTAATTTTTAACCACACTTAGTACCACCCATCTCTAATTGTTGTTTAAAATCTTTCATTATTTCTTCCGATTCTATTGGGTCTATGACATCTCTCGGAATAGTTGTATTGATTATATTATCTAATGATGTATCACCATCTAATATGTTAGTTTGGTCAGTAGCTTGGTCAGTAGCTTGGTCAGTAGCTTGGTCAGTAGGTTGGTCAGTTAAACCATTTGATGAAAGTATAAAACCATCGGTACCATCAGGTTGATTTATAACAGGTGGTTCTGAACCATCTTGTGATGGGAAGTTAATATTTGGTATTGGAATCGCCGGTGGTATTAAATATCCGGTCCAATTTATAATACCAGGACCAGGAACAGGGGTAGGTGCCGATGGATATAATGATGTTGTTTGTATAATTCCACCAACAGAAAATAAATGAACTACTGCGGCTAGAATGAACATATTAACCATTGTTTCTTGCTTTCTAGCAGGTTTAAGTGGTGGATATATTGGCCAAGTTCCAGGGTTAAGAGCAATATTTGAAGTTACTGATATATTTTGTATAGAACCGGGAGATGGTATTAATGGAATTGGGAATGGATTCATTTGTGCACCAGTCCAATATGCTTTTACACCATTACCAAATTCATTTACTAATGAAAAATCTACACCAGGTGGAGTTGCTAATCCTTTTAATAATGCAACTCTGAATAGTGTTTTCATTATTTCCACATTACCCGTTTGAACTGATTCTAAGTTAATAAAATCCTTTCCCCTTTTTATACAAGCATCATATTCTTCTGCCCAAATAGTTGCTACCTCATTTATATTAATAGATGGATTACTTATTGGGTTCGTTTTTCTTAATATGTTTATTTTGAAGAGTGACCAAGACATTTTAAATTAAATTAGTTGGATTTGGAATGTTTGGTAAACTTGGTGGCTGGGGTAAGTTTGGAACCTCGGGTAATTTTGGAGGGTCTGGTAACGATGGAATTTCAGGAACCGCAGGTGGTTTCGGTAAATTCTTTTTCTTTTTTGGATTTTCTTCCTTTTGTTTTTTTCTAAATTTAGGAACAGGTGGAAGAGTTGGAAGTGGAAGTTTAGGTAATTTAGGTAATTTG